ACGCAACCAAAAGCCTAGTTACATTTGTGCTTTGCCTAATCGTGCCGCTTATTACTTACAAGGTATTTATTAACATATCAAAAGCTACATTTATGAAGGATGGAGAGGAGTGTTTTCATTATCCTCATGTAATCATACCTATGGGTGTTGCGTCCATTATTATCGGTATATTGTGTCTTGTTAATATAAATATAGAATGGATTCAGATATGGGTAGCACCTAAAGTATGGCTTATCGAATACGCAGCCAAGCTAGCAAGCTAATGCCAGTAACACTAAAGGCATGCGCCTACGTCCTGTGTGACTTAGGCGAAAATGGCGAGCGTAAGCAGAAGCACATGATTGCTAGTGGCAAGTATTGTTGCCCTAAACACGCTCAGTATCAACGCAGATTAAATAAAAAGAACGCCTTCGTGAAAATAGGCACTGACGGCTCTATGGAGTTTTTAGCTGATGGTCGATATGAGACAACAACAGAGTTTGGGCGTAATAAAAAGGATATTGATAATGGGTAAGTTTACTTTTACTATTTTGTTTCTGTTAGCTATTCAGGTTGTTTTGCATTGCTTGATGATTGGCACTGTTAGTTTTGTTCAATGGGATAACTTTTTTATTGTGAGCATGGGTGATTGGGACGCTCTAACTAGAGTGATTTACTTAACTATACAAGGTACGGCTGCTCTCATTGTTTTTGCTGTATCACTAGAGTTAAGTTAATGATTAAGAAGTTACTTGAACTGTTAGGTTTTGATACTCGGACAGCTCAACAAGTTAAGTTTGACAAGGCGCGAGAGGCTAAGGCTGAACGTGAATTAATAGAGGATGACAAGCGTAATGCTGAAGATCATCCTCAAGCAATAGAGATAATTAAATGAATAACCAACAAAAAGCAGAAGAGTTACGCGCAACAATAGCCAATGATAGAAAGGCTACTCGTAGAATGTTAATAGTTTCAGTGATTGCGATAGTTGCTGTAGCTGTTTGTATGTGGACTATGCCAGTAGTAGCAGCAGAAAAAGAAAAGACTCTGTGTGAGCATATCGAATCAGTAGCGCGCACTATAATGCAAGCTAGACAGGCTGACTTACCACTAACAAAACTGATGAGTGTTTTTAGCCAAAAGCTATCTAGGAGTATGGTTATGGATGCGTATGACCTACCGCATTACAGCACAGAGAAACACAAGAAGCGCTCCATTAATAAGTTTGCTAATAGAATGTTTTTAATGTGCTTAAAGTCTGACCTCGGTTAACCCAATAAAATAAGGAATTATTATGAGTGATATTATTAGTATCTGGTGCATCATCGCGTATCTAATACATTTAGGTACAGGCTTAAATTGTTACGACAAACTTTCAAATACAGCCAAGTTAGGTTTTATTATTTCGTTTATTTTTTCGCCTATATCTTTATTTGTAATTGCAGGGTTTGCTATTTCAGAAAAGCTTAGCTAAATAAAAAGCCGCTAATTAAAGCGGTTTTGACTTAAATAAGGAGTTGTTATGGGTGAATTAATGTTCGGGTTGTTTATATTCGCCCTGATATTCGGGGCTATTTATTTTGGCATACAAAGCGGAAAGCGCACCGTAGCAGTTAGGGAGTACTCAATTGAAGAGTGTAACAACCGCGGGCTTCAATGGTCGCTTGCTGAATTAGCTATTACTGATAGTTCGAATACAGCGAGAGTGTCAGGGCTTAAAGAGGGTATTAGAATACTACAAGATAAAGCTAGCTAAATAAAAAGCCCAGCTATCAACCGGGCTTTAACTTAGACGAATCACCTCCCTATTTAGTTTCTAGTATTTTATTAATCCTATCCTCTAATATAGTTAATTGACTATCAACAAAGGCTATACGGTACGATATCACCGCGCTAAGTATGATTATGATGATACTAGCTAGTAGCTTCTCTTTATCGTTCATAGTGGCCCTTATGGTGAAGCCCATCGCTCAATTCTTAAGATAGTACAAGGTACATCGCCCCAAGTTCCCGCACCCTCGTTGGCAGGTGTAGTTCTAAATATGCCGCCGCTATCATTCCCTGAGTTATCACGCATAATTTCAGTTATTAGCGTTGTTCCTGCGGGAACATTGAACCAGTTATCAATATCTATGTATTGTAAAACGTCAGCATTACCAAGCTTAACGCCAACACTACGCCCTAATTGAACATCATTAACGAGCAATCTAAATAAAAGCTCTGATGTACCACTCTGCCCTGTTCGGCCAAACTGGAATACAGATTTAACCCTATACATTCCGGCTTCATTAAAAGTAACTGTGCCATTAATATCCATAGATACAGGGTCACTACCTGTGAACTGTGCCGCTCCAAACTCTACTTGGATAGCGTTTGCAATACCTAAACCCGTTGGCTCTTGGTCTGCCGCTAAGCTAATAGCCTCTAATACTCTTTCGATTACAATGTCTGTAGTGGGGTCAAATTTATTTATTAAATCATCATAGTCATTTGTTTTGGCTACTTCTGCCAGGTCTGTTTGGTCTGCAATAGTGCCAGTGATTGATCCCCATAGTACAGAACCACCACCACCGATGGCTGAAAGTATATCTTGTAATAATTGATTTCTAATGCTCATTTGTCATTCCTCCAATGAGTGGGCGCACTAAAGCGCTAATAGCCAGTCGGCTAAAAGTTGATTTCGGTTTGTTGGATCGGTTACAGTGCCGCCGTTAGCTAAAACTATATCGACAAGTATTTCATTCATGTTTCGCATAACTACCCCTCATGTGCTATCGAGGGAAGTTATAAATACGAGGGAAGTATTATGAGGGAGGTTTGTTGAATGACTCGCGAGCCAAGTGCCAATCCCTCAATTGACTTAGTTATTATAGCATTATATGAAGGGCATAAAAAACCCCAACTTAATGGGGTCTTTATTTAGTCTACTTTCTTCTTTTTAGGCTTTGGCTTTTTAGCCCCAAGCTTAACGGCTTTATCTACATAGTATTTAATGCCGCTAACTTCGGTATCTTGCCACCCCTTCACATATTTAAAACTGCGAGGAGTAACAAGTAAATCACCACTTGATACTTCAGCCTTACTAAAAGAATCTTTAATAATAGCTTTCATGTATCACCTATAAAGTTGTAACTACTACACCGGCACAATCTTTGTGGCCTAGGCCACTTACACGGCCCCAGTTAGTAATTAATGCTAATGCAGCATCGTCAGGTTGAACAACAGCAGCGTTGAAAGTGTAACCTTTAACACCAACACCGAACGAGCCTTCAACTTTCATAATACGCTTAGCATTTTCGCCGCTCAAGTCTAAATCTTCATAGATTCGCATATCGCCTTGATCTTGTGCTGCTAAACCGCCAGACACTAAACCTAACTGATGGTAATTCTCAGTACCGCCATTATCAAAATGCAAAGCAGTTGAGTCAGTCATAATTAACGGGCGACCAAACGGGTCCGATACAATCGCAACAGTACCGAATTCAAATAGGTCACTGCCATTAGCTAGCGCAGTTCCCCAAATGTCATTCATTGATTTACTGTGCATTACCCATGCAACGATTGATGATTGACGATCACCAAATAAAGAAGCACCTGAGTTAAGGTTAGGTAATGAAGCGACTGTTGCAGTGCCGTCAAAAATTAAGTCAGCATCATCAATTGCAGCTACAGCAGATAATAATAAACTGTTAAGCATATAAGCCATTGAACCTTCAGCAACTGCATTACCGAATAATGTACCGGCTTCTGATGGGTCGCGGCTAGTCCAATCAAACGAAGTATTGGTAAATTCGATATTAGGCGAACCATAACCAACCTTAACGTCAATTTGTAATAGCTCTGCTAGAGCGTGAGTTGCAGCAGCACCTGTACCTGATGGATCACGATTACCAATTAAAGATGCAAGGTTTTCAAATGCAGCCTTTTGGTTATGATCGCCGGCAAATGCTTCCGTTGACATTGTAATAGCACCGCGTGAAGCAGCATTAAATAACATCACTTGTTGTTGTAGCGTTACAGCAAATGCTCGATACGCAAAATCGTTGAATACTTGAAAATCGCCTAAAGCCATGATTAATTCCTCTGTGGGTTAACTGTTTTTAAATATGCAGTTTGTTCTGCAATATTCATATCTTTGTAATCTTTATTAGACTTTGCGCCAGGTAATGTTCCTTTCCCGCCATCGCCGCCTAGGTTGTTTTGAGCTAAACAAGAGGCTTTGCCACTATCAGTTTGTGCCCATTCTTTTATAAACTCGCTTTGCGTTTTGTCGCCAATCATGGCTTTACCATCGACAACCTGAGACATTGATTCAAAGTAAGCCGCTGTAGTTGCACTATGTAACGGGTTTACTTTTAACTCTGTCAATTCTGAGCGAATGCCATCGGTAATTAATCGAGTGCGTTCGCCTTGTTCAAAACCTGTAATTCTTTCACTGAGCTTTAACATCTCAGTATCGTGTGCTGTTTGGGTTAACACTTTTGCATCAGTATAGCTTTGTGCATCTTCGGCAGACTTAACGTCAGAGTTTTGCTTGAATAGTCGTAGCGCTTCAACTTCTGCCGCTGTGCCGGATGCTTGCTCTTTACCTGTTGATATTTTACCAAGTAAATCATTGTTCTTATCGGATAAACCTTGAGCCGCAGCGTTAATAGCTGTGATTTGCTCGTCCGTTAATCCTTCAATCTTATCTATACCGTTTAACATTTGCGTTATCCCTTTGGGAGTAGTAAGCGCTTTGCGCCATTTGATAGTCAACTTGACTACCTCTGTGGTCATTTTAACACAGTGCAAATTAAAATCATAATAAGGTTGTATTGTACAAGTTATTTAGCTATTGTTGTACAAGATGATTAATTAACTAAAGAGCAAATAAAATGAATAAATGGTTTGTAGCAAACGCGATACCACAGGTAAAAGTCAAAGTACCTAACGATAGATTCGAAAACTTAATACGGGAATTAGGTGTTGGCTATTCTTGTGAATGGTTTGGCCATGACTATGACGGACATTTTGCAAAAGAAGTAGTTAATGCTTTATGCGTAGAGGCTGAAATAAATAATCCGTTTGCGTTGAAAGACGGTGAATATGTAGAAATTGAGGAACAGCATGAAAACAATTAAATACTCTAACGCCCGCCAAACACTCCGAAAGGTGATTGACGATTGCGTTAACAATAACGAGCCTGTGATGATTAAGTCTAAGGCTAATGATGTGATAGTCATCAGCAAAGCTAAGTATGATGAGTTAATGGTTGAAAGGTACATGGCTAAAGCTCAGTTATTTAACGAAAGACAAAGGGGTTAATGATATATGGAGATAAGTAAATGAACATAAATGAAAGGGTTATGTTTTGGCAACAGAGTTTTTCTAATGATAGATGCGCCTCTAAAGATGAACGTCTTGAAAGCGCGAAAGAGTTAGAGCTTGTATTGTTTGCCATTGATAAGCTAACCAACCTAGCACCTAAGCATGATTGTAGTGACGCGATAAGAATTAGATCGCAAGCTAGCAACATGTATTGTTCTGATAGTGATTTCTTAAAGTTAATCAATGGAGATAAATAACAACTAACCATCTAACCCTGCTTTCTCAAATGATAACGGATCTTTGGCTTTCATTTCATCGAGAGTTAAAGGTCTGAACTTTTGATCTACCGATAGCTTTGCGAACTCATCAGAGCTTAACCCACCATTACGGAATAGTTTACCTCTAGTCGGCCCTAGTGTTTCATTTTGAAATGCTACGGGCTGAGTCTTTAACCAAGAGTAATAAGTTGAATCAGCTTTGACTTGCTTGCCTCCGCTTGCACCTGCTGACGCTCTTGTTTCTGTGCCGTCATCTAACATAAACCTTTTATCGAATACTGGGCCAGTTACGCTCCTTTCGTTCGGATGAATTGGCGGTCTTGGCTTGTAGCCTTTATCCTTCCACAAAAACACCTGCCCATCTAAGGATTTGCACTGAGAACTTGTGCGAGAATCTAGGGTTGATATCCACTCGTAACCAATGACAATATCATCATTGTCCATCATAGTCTTTTCACGCGCTATAGAGCTTACATGACTAGTAGCAGTGCGAACAATGGCCTTGTTATTAGCTACGGTTCGTTTATCTAAGTGACCACCTTTACCGGTAATCTTCTTAGCTATCTGCTGATTAGTTTCACCGGTAATAAAGCCTGTTGTGATTATGTTAGATACTCGCCTAACTTCATTAGTGGACCAATTTTTGATGAACGGTTTCAATAATACAGTATCGTTACTATCAGGGAATATCATAGGTGATGTTCTAGCTGCCGCCCATACTTGAGTAGGTGCCGGTGATGACAACTCAACAGAGCCAGATAAAATTACATCATCAAGGCTTTTTAATTCAAAGTTAATTTCATGCTCAGAGAATAACTCTAATTGCTCTATTAATGACTCATTATATTCTGAGTAAATACCTGTTTGTATTTCAGATATAGACTTAATCAACCGCCTTAATTTAAGTCCTGCCGTCATAGTTACATCAGCATTCATTAACTCATTATTGATTTCTTTCTTTATCTGGTCGAGAAAGGGAATAAATTCTTTAGATAAACCACCGGCAAAACGGTTAATAAAAACCGCGTGCCGTGACTCGTTCTGAATGCTTTGGTCTAAAGCTGCCATTATTCGTTTTCACCGTTACCCAACCCCATATCAGCATCAGAGATTAACTTTTGTTCTTCTTCTGCTGTACGGTCAGCGCTTGCTATCTCGCCTTGCTGTAGGTTCATGTAGTAAGTATCCCAACTCATACCACCACCTTGCCAAGTTGCAGTAAGTGCCGTTAAGTCCTGCCCACTCATGCGACTAGGATTATAATCAGTGTTAAGCATATAAACGGCATCTTCTGAGCCGCCCATAATTTTACTTGAGAAGTTTAACGCCTTAGTAATTGCATCGCTAACGGTAATAGCTACATTAGCGGTAGTAGAATTCTGTGCCACCTGGTCAAGACTTTTAGCCTCTGCTGATTCAGCGCCACTAGTGCGAGGCTTGAGCATTTCAGCACCTAAAGCGGCCATACGTAATTCAGTGTCTTGCAATGCTAATCTGTGTGAGTCAGCGTTACCATCTGGTTGTAATATGCCAAAGCTGCCATCTTCTGAGCCATTCCACTTAACACCGTTGCCGATAACCATGTTATTAGCTTCGTTGCTGTTGCTATTTTCAGTGTAAATAATGAATGATGAGTAATGCAGCTTAGAGCCATAGTCAGCATAGATATTATAATGTTCATAGTTAGCATCAACCAGGTCATCAATGACGGCCTTTGTTTCAGTCTCGGCAACAATCCAATAAAAGGGGATTTCGTCCGATGGCTTACCATTAAATATAACAGTGGTTTGGTTTTCTAATATTTCGCCGCTATCATCATATAAAGATTGAACATATAGCCCATCAATCAACTCTAGTACGCGGTATTGATCTTCAGTCTCAACCTTGAACCCATCACGCTTAGTGGTTGATTCTTTTAACACTAATAACGATAGCTTTTCAATGTTGTTAATAACCTCGTAATCCCAATTGATAACCGACTCGAATTTATAGTGTAATAACTTAGGGCGCAGGTTTTGTGTCTCTTCATCGAGCTTACTTGCACCTTCTGGCGTTGTAGGTCGTGCTACTAATATACCTGACCATACCGAGGTAAAAGCCTCACTGATTGCATCATTTGAGAAGTCGCGGAGAGTTTGGCCCTTGCCGTTTACATTGGTATCCATGTAATCAATTGATGGTGGGATTTCTTTGATTGGCTTCTTAGCTGATATTAACCCACCTAACCCGGTAACTGTTCGACCTGATGCACCGTAAAAATAAGCGTTAGCTAAATACTTTTGATACTTGGCTTGTCCCTCAACAGTAAGCGAGGTTGAGTAGTTAACCTGTGAAACTCCATCGACATAAGTAGTCGAGCAAAGCATTGAAGCTAATGGCGCTAGGCATTTAATACCGGCCTTTCTAACGGCTCTTTGGCCTGCAACAGCTAAACGGTTTTGAGTTACACTAGGTAACATGTCGGAGTATTCTTGTCTCGGGGTGGTAACATCAGTTGTCATTGGTAAGCCTTTAAATTAGTTGGTGTCAGCTTTACCGACATTTTGTTTATTATACACTATTTAGCGAACTGCTAAACTATCATGCTTTGAGCATAAGAAGATTGGCGTATAATTGGGAATTTACGATGTATAAAATATCCTGTTCCATCATTCCAATCATCTATGGCAGGATGCTCTTTGAACTTCTCTGGCTCGCCTTTATCAGTATAACCTTGTTGCTCTAATGCCGTTGTTAGCTCGGGGCATAATTCAGTATTTACCAATAACTCACCATGACTAATTTTAGCATTCACACAGTTTATTCTATCACGTACAAATGGGTTAGCCTTTGGTTCGTCAATCTTATGGCCGGCTTGCCTAATTATATCTAAGTCTGATGCAACTGCATTTGTACTGCCTGACCCGCCTGAAGCATCAGGATAAACAACTATTTTATGGTCTTTATACTTAGTTAGGTTATTAACGAAATCATAAGTATCATGGCTCACGAACTCATCAACGGCCTTTGGTGTCTTGCCATCCAGTACATAAACATTTGAGCAGCAGCCGCCAATATTAAAATCAATTGTAATGTGAAGTCTATCTTTTGACTCCCTTACTCTATCAGTGTGATGCTTAGTCCTATCAAAGAAGTGATAAACCTTTTTATCAGATAGGTTAACAATCTCACCTTCAATGTACATATCAGCAAGAAGGGGATCATAGTTAGCCCTTATCTGTTCAATGTATCCATCAGGTAAATATGGGTTTGAATAAGTGGGCGCTTTTATTACATGATAGCCCTCTTGCTTTTGCTTATACCACTTCTGATAAATAAAGCCTGAATAGCCTTGGTCGGGTGTTGTTACGCACGCAATAGTATTAGGTTGCTTGTTAGCTTTCTTCTGCCGGTTACGCTCGGTTATTTTACGCCAAACTAATGCGGCTTTAACTTTGGGTAATGTGTCTAGCTCATCGACAATCGAATCAGCTGTTTCATACGCGACTATTCGTTCTGGCCTATCGTATGACCTAAATATTATCTTTCCATATCCTGCTACAACAATTGAGTATTCTGTTTTGTTAGTGGTGAATGGTAAGCCTAGCATCGTTAAATCTTCCTCAACGCCTGGCATAGCCCTAAGCTTGAGTAAATCATAACTTGGCATGTAGTAACCAATGTTAACGCCCTTGTTTTCAAGTAGCTTGATGATTGCTCGCATTGTGCCGCCCCTAGACTTACCGCTACCTAATCCGCCAATGATTGCAGGGAAAGGGTGCTCAGTCTGACACAATTCTTTTTGTGGGCCTGTTAGCGGTATATCAATCTGCACTAGGCTTTACTGCATCGACAAAGTTAATAATGATATCGCCTTTTTCTACTACCTCAACGGTTGGCATGTTATCGCCTTGCATTAAGTTATGCTCTTTAATTGCTGCCGTTACCGCTGCGGCATTTAGAACGCCCTTTTCTTCACAGTCTACCGAGCACCTGTTCATTACCTTTTCAAGTATTAAAAGCTTATCCTGCTTCGTCTTAATGATGACTGTAGTCTCTAGTTTCTGGAGTTCTTTGATTCTTAGGGTTACATGGGGTTTTTTGAATATCTTGTCGGCTTGTGTTGATATAGAGGCTTGCGACATGTTCATGCTATAGCCGGCTGCTTCATAGGCTTTAACCTTTCCACCACCTTGTAGTATATATGCTTGAGAATACTTTTCCTCTTTGTCGCTTAATGGCTTAGCCATGATTACTCCTTGGGAGTGTTTATATCTGTACCGTGAGACATGTTAATTAAACTATTGATTATTCTGACTTTAATGATTTAACTAAATCAATAGAATGCTTGATAATTAATACGCTTACTAGAATGATACCTAGAATTGATGTGGCAAATTTAACAATAGGCTCATAGTCTGCTAGCCATACGTTAAAGTTTGTTACCGCTGCTACTGCTACAGTCGCAGTTTTGGGATGGGATACAACCACATCGACTAGTTGTTTTGTTTTTTCGCCAATCATTGATTCTCGCCTTTCGCTTGTGTGCTTTTATGCATTTTAGCACATGAATCACGGCTATCAAAATTAGCAGCCCGAACCATAGGACGTTTAACACTAAATCGACGGGCAACATAACTATAAGTCCCTTTAGGTATTATTAGTAAGAGTTGAATTATAGATAAATAAAGACTTATATTATCATAGCTATCAGGTAATTGATAATTGTACCAAAGCATGTAGCCGTAGTAATTAACAGGTATAAATAGGAATGAACATATGGCCACTCCAATGTATCTCTTGCACAAAACAAGACCTACCAGTGTATTTATTCCGGCTGTTGCTGCGTAGTAATAATCCACATCAAGCGGCAGTATAAATATTAAATACACAACCCAATCAATCGTTAATATTAAAGCGCCATTCCTTGACGCTCTAAACATTAAAAGAATAGCGATACACACAAATAAAATATACCGCTCGGTATTCATTACTTGGCTTTCCTTACTTTCTTGATCACTTTCTTTATTGCTTTCTTGACCACTTTCTTGATTTTTCTAGGGCGCTTTTGCTCGCTAGTATAGGTATCGTCATTGCTAACGCTTCGTGTTCTGATCTTTCCATCACCACCTGACATAGCTTACTCCAAATTAAATTAAATGAACATTACGTGCTATTACACGCAGTTTAATTATACACTAATACATTCCATTTTTCCTAGCCTTGCCCCCACCGAATAACCAGGTAAACCAAAACCATGTATGCTTTCTAAACCATCGACCTTCCTCGTCAAGTATA